GCTCGACAGGATAGGCACTTCCTTGCTGAAAGAATGGCCTGTCATCTGGATGTTCTTTATTATAATTGTACAACATGTAAGCATAGCTTTTATTGGGATTGTTCCAAAACACTTCATTGCCTTCTAATTGCTCACGTGTCAGCATCCATTTTCCATAACTTGCATATTGGACAGCCGTAACTTGTTCAGAGCGCACAAAGTTAACAGCCTTTTGAATGTCCCGTAGCACGTCAGTGTAGGATTTTATGTATTGGTTTCCTAAGTGATAACGCCCATCGCCGTCTTGGTAAATCAAAGGAAGATACTGAGATGGCCATTCTTTTTCCTCTAAAATATCATCTCCGTTTACTACCCATTCAATAATCTTATAGCCATCATCTGCCCAGCGTGTGTCATGCACGGTAATAGGGCGTAATGCATCTAGCTTTCCTTGGGCGATAAGCTTAGATTGCATGGCTTCTCGCTTAGCTATTTCCTCTTTCACTTCCTTTTTAAGGACTACGGTACCATCCGATAATTCCGCAAGCTCAACTGGCTCAAAGCGCTTACGCCACATTCGTCCTAGGAAAATATCATCACGATCGTTAACCTGGTTATTAAAGAATTGACCACCACCAAACGCAAAGGAATTATCTGATGCCTCTTTTCCATACTCGGAGTGATACTTTTCTTTAGATAGCCTAAATATGCGACCACAATAATCTCCATCGGACTTAACAGGATCGGTGGCATTTGGATCCCAAAATGCTCCACACACTTCTAAAATATGCTTCACCCCTAGACGCTGATTAAATGAACGCGCATGTTCATATTCTCGGTATATTTCATACCCTCCAAACCCACATGAAACTGCGTCTCTCAATACCTCTTGTCTTTGCGTAGGAAACTTAGAGTGATAAAGGATTTCCCTCACTAAATCATCGTAAAGTTTAGTCTTGTCACGCACCTGTGAATTGTCGGACTCAATAGGCTTTAAGATTAATCCAGGCGCACTGTTACGGTCTTCACCTAATACCTCGTTAATCATAGGCTGACAGATATTAAACGTCAGGACAGGCTTATGAGCTAATCTACGATAGGCGGCTTGCTGTTCATCCCACTGGATATTTAGATTGGCGAAGTTGTTGTTATCTATCCACTTATTGTAATTGTTAGAGAAGTACTCAAATGCCATACCCGCTTCTTTCTGAAGCTTATCCCGATAGGTAGAGCCAGTCTCTTCATCCTCAATCTCATCGAGAGAACGCATCTTACTGGTCTCATCCAATTCAGGGTTGCCTAGCTCTCCATAGACTTCTTGCTCTAAGATATGGGCTAACCCTTCCTCAATCTGTTGGTCTTCGTTTCTCTCAATTATGTTGCCCATTGCTCCCCTCCATAGGATTGTAAATGCTGCAAAACTGGTGGAAGATTTACTTCCCCTCTAAGTCCTATTTCATATGCGTGCGTTAAAGCTAACGAATCTCCTCTATCCGGTGATCGGCCTAGCTTCCTTCCAGATGTTTCACCCTTATCTAATAACTTTCTCTGACCACGGCTAGTAAAATAATACCTGACGCTTAATAAGTCTTGGGCTAATAAATCATCATTGGGTATTTCAACCGGCGCGTCCTTTAACCATTCCAATAGCTCACCATACATCTCATCCCGTTTGTTCACATACTTGTCAGCGTTAGCCTTGGAAGGAGAGGAACACCCATTCACCGGTATTACGTAATCTTTATACCCTTGATGACGTAGGATTGTTATCACCCCAGACCCAAGCCCAATTGAATCAATCAGTACCTTATCAATGCCTTCAGTCTTAATAATGTTGATTATTATACCAGCAATCTGGGCTTCATCTTTATGAAGATGCGTCTCTAAATTATAGGCTACTCTGCCTTGGCGTCTAATGATACTCGTGAAGTCTTTCCCCATCCCTCCAATATCAGCGCCTAACAGTTTAGGCCCTATTCTGGCGCACGTTCCAGTACGTCTAGCTGCATTGATCAAGTCAGCCGTAAAGAGGGCGTCTTCAATAGATTCATCAAAGGCTTCAACAGGATTGCATGGATATTCTCGCCTGAACAAAGACAAGCCTATCTTGCCATCTCCCCCTTCCTTTATTTTTAATCTACGCCAATACAGCTGCAAATCATCTAGCTGATACAGCTCTTTTAAGATGACCTCATCATCATCCAATGTAAGAGGAGTGGGTGAAATCGCACGATAACTTGGTTCCCAAAACCAGGGAATGAAAATAGCAATGTACTCATCTTCTCCATACATGGCTTGCTGCCATTTCTTGAAAAAGAAATTGTCTTGCCCGTACGCGGTGGACTCTAGAATGATCTCAGTACCCGCTATGCGCGGCACCGCTTGAAACAGGCCAGCAATATGGTCTTCAGCATTAGCCCAGAAGGCCACTTCGCTACCATGTAATAGCTGAACTGTGGACGACCGCCCCGCACCTTTAGTTTTGGCCGTCGCTAGCGCATAGGAACAATCAATCTGGCCAAAGGATAGCTCATTGGCGTTGTCTCTACTCGCCTCCGCTTTAACAAAAGCTGGACAGTTCTCATGATAGCGTTTGACCATCTGAAAGAGATTCATGGTGGCTTTGTCTTCGTGGGTTAAGATGAATGTCTTGATGCCCATGTTGTTGGTAGAGAGCCAGTAATAACGGCCTGCAACGTAAGTGGAGCATCCTTGCTGACGACCTTTTAAAAGAATTGCCCGCACCATCCCTGTGCGGGTCTTTTGCTCTTCCACTCTCTGGTGGATATAGCGTTGAGCCACATTCAATTGAAATGGCTCAACTCGTCCATTCCGTGGACGTATGAAAAGACAATTCTTCGCGTAGAACTCAAAGTCCTTCGCTAAGTCCTGCCTCAACTGTAATTCCTGATGAATTAGATGATTGACGTGATTCACAAAGCTTTTTCACCCATTCCGTATGAGAGTTCTGGACGTTCCCTTCAAATTTCTCTACTAACAAACCATGCATCTTTAGGCGTAATCCTATGGCTGCTGTGGCCGCCGTATAGCGTCCATCCTCTTTCGCCCGTTGAATAATATCGGCCAAGTCCGCATCACACTTACGCTTAATCTCAACTAAGTCGTAAATTCGGCCTTGTTCTATCTGAGCAATAGCCGCTTGTTGCTTGTCCTGATGCGCTTGAATGGCGTCTCTAACAGCCGGATTATGTAACAATAAATGGCCAGTCTTCCCTATGTTCTTACCATCTTTATATCCACATAGACGAGCAGCATCGCTTGCATTACGCGTAGTCAGGTAATGAGTCACAAATTCTTGTTGTCTTGGTGTAAGTATAGGGTTCATATGGGGCAATAATAATAAATTGTCCAAAATAAATCAATTAGTTTTGAATTAAAATGAGTTTTTATTTGTTTGGCACGAGAATGTCAAACTTAGGCTATTAAAATTTGTTCATTTCTTGATAATCTATCCATGATTGTTCAATCAAATGACAATCATTAATTACTTCTTCTAAAGGATCGCACTCATATATTATTACTTCTTCATGGCATTCAGGACAATTAATATATTTATCTGCTCTCTCTTCTTTATGAACCACAGTAAAAGTTGTTTCTCCACATTCCCTACAATAATATTTACACGACTCATAATCCTTTATATTCATTCTTATAGCCTCAATATAGAAAGAGAGTTTTAGGTTGAACCACGAAACGAACACCTTCCCAGATAGAAGCAACCACAGCAAACCAACGATACCAAACTGATTTAGGAAGAGGATGGTGCGTATGGCTAGGAAATCTATGCAAGACTACTAGCTCATCCATTCCCTTAATTTCTACATAATCCAAATTACCTTGTAGATTGCCATTCAAGATAATTTCTGAAGTAAGAGACAAACCCACCTGTCGCCGTTCATCATGATAGCGTTGTAAATATGCGGCTATATTGTAACCATTATTTAAGTGGGACATGAGGAAAATTCAGCAGGTGAAGTATAAAGGATCGTAAGCTCTCTATCTCTTTATCCTTCTGAGCTAGCTTTTTATACGTTTTATATTCTTCGTTAAGTGTATGAGGATAAGGAAATGACTGATGTTCAAATAAGTGCGCGATAGGTTCATACCATTCCATAAATTTTTCCAGCCTTTCAAATTTATTAACGTGTGACATTACGCTTATTCCTGTAACAAAAATAGCAAATCCATTCTCCGCGGCTTCCCATAATTTGATGTTGCCACGCTATAAAACGCCACCTATGAAAACCTAAGGAACACTTAAGTTTAGCCACCCACTTTTTCATATTTTTTCCCTAGATCCAACCATTACTTTTACTCTTCCCACAAACCTCGCATATCGTGGTTAATTTTTCGGGCGTCTTATATATAGCATAATTACCATACGATATAACGGTAGTTTCTCCAATCTCATAATATAATTCATATAAATGAAAACCTAAGGAACACTTAATTTTACCAAGTAAGCTTTTCATCGGTATCAGCTCCATTTAAAAATTGCTCTGGCGTAATCCCTCTTTCTTCTAATTCGTTGTAGCGCTCTGCTAATCTTTGATACTCATTATAAACCCTGTGTGCTCGCTCTGGAGGATACTCAAGAGATAAATAATACTCACAGACGGGCGTATGTTCTCTACACAGCTTAATGACTTCTGAAGTTTTAATAACATACCATAGAGGATTACTCATTTTTATTTCTCATCCCTCTTTTCATTTCCTTCACCCTACTACATAAATAATCTTGAATAGAGTCAACTCGGGCTAAAATATGGGAAGCTGGCGCTCCATCATTTAATGCTTCTATAATCCTAGAACAATTTTCTAAGGCATATTCACACAGGTGTAATTCTTTCGTGGGACTTTGAAAGTTATTCCAATCTTCTATTCCTTTCTGTAAGTCGGCAGGAAGATAATATCTATCAAAAGCTATCATTGGTATGCCATTACAAAGGTGATGATAACACTCACAATAAATATTAAAATGCGGCTTGGTCGCTTCATCGGCTGGTTGCTCAGGAGGACGATATACATGCGTGGCATTTATATTAGGCAATCTATTACATATTTCACATAGAAAAATTTCCATCAATCTTTCTCCTCAAAAATTTTACAATCTCCAAATTCATCTGTAGGTATAATGACCATATCCAATTTTCTGGTGATAGCCATTAAAGCACCGCATTCTAAATCTGATATAAAAGCAAGAGCATCATCAATATCCGT